TTACACATCAACCTCGATCCGTTGAGCCAATCCTTCACCGTATGTCGCCGATATTTGTGCAACCTCGATCACAAACGGTGCCACCGCGCCGTCCGCCGCCTGTGTTCCTGCGCTATAATCAAAAACGGGAGCAGAGAGCATTTGCGTGCGCAACACTACTCCATCCTTAAGAATGCGAAGGACATATGCCTCACTCTCTTCGCCCAGCGGAACCTCCGGCGTGTCCCAGCCATCCCCGTCGATCCTTGTCCGTCTGATCCAGTTTAACGCCAGCGCACCATTCACCTTTCGCACCGCTGATAGATGTGCAGGTGCATAAGGCCGCATGCCATTTCCGTTAAACGCCCGCTCAAACTGGCGAAAAGACGGATCGCTCAGGGGTCTCTGGGCAGGACCTATGCGGTAGTTCTGGACGACACCGCGCAAATTACGGCTCAGATCAATTTGCTGTGGCACGGAATTGAGCAGGACAAACTGCGACCCTATGGGCCAGATATCGGGTATCAAGCCGTCAGATCCCGCCTGGCCGCGTATTCGGTGGCTCAGCAAATAGGTCATTGGCCCGATCAATTGGGCCTCCTTGAACTGGAACAACTCCCAATTGTCAGAGCTCCCGTCGCCAATCGCGGCAAGGTTGGCACCACTAAGAAGCGCATCCTCGCCCACCGTCTCTAGTTGGCCGCTAATCAGCTGTACTTCCAACGCAGCACCACGGTCGATGAGACCCGCACAGCCACGGTGCATCAAAGATCTCGTCGTACCGATGATTGACCGGATCGGTAGTATTGTGTTGATGCCATAATTCTGGTCGGTGAGGCTGGAATAAAGCGCGACACTACCGGGCCAAGGGTTCGCACTGGCAGCAACATGCGGCGCATGATGCACTTCATCTCCGGTCATAAGCGGGAGGTCTAAAAACAGTGGGTAAACCGGCACCGGTGCCACAAATGATTGCAATCCCACAAGCTCGTCCGGCAAAGGCGACGATTCATAAATCTCGGGATCAATACGCATCGCTTCGATCTGCTGGAATTGCGCCTGATCTACACGGTCCACACGGTAAAGCGATGCCCCCTCTCCCTGCTCTGCGGGCAAGGACACGATATCGCCCGCGCGTACTGCCATGCGCGATGGCGGTAGCGCAAACTGAACCGTCTCACGGGCAATGCGCGCCTCGTTGAGCCAGCGCTCCGCCACTTGGCGACCCTCCGCACGGGTAAGTAGCATACTAAACTCGCTGGCGGCCACGGCATGGGTTTCCTCATCCGGTAGCACCGCCTCCTCCGAGATCACATCGTAGCTCGCATCCGCCTGAATAAACCTAAGCCTCACCCGTCCTGACAGGGTCGCTTCTGCCTCGCGCACCTGGACGGTGGTTGCGTCCAGATCGGGACTAACTGCGAAATTGCTGGAATCAAGTGCCGTCGGGCGCAAACCATCTCGCATCCTGAACGTCAAAACTCCGTCACGCTCCACCGCATCAAACCCGAAGCGCAACATCAGCGGTTGCAACGCAGCGCGCGCATCGCCGACATCCGTCACACCGTAGCCCCGCACCAATCCATAGAGCGCCTCAACGTCAAATACGCTCACTCCAGACCGGTCACAAATCTCGGCGACAACAGACGCAAGGCTGCGCGAAGAGGTTCGTCCGTTCAGCCAATGACCACGCGCATAATTGCTGCCGTCACTCCATAAATCGCGACCGTTGGGAAAGAACGGATAGGGCCGCACATCCCACGCCCAGACAAAGGCACGACGCATATCGATCATCGGCCCTTCATATTCCAAACCCTGTGGATTGTTCTCCGCTTGCGTCCAGTAATCGATCATCGCGCGCAAATACTGCATCTGGATTAGGTCGTCGCGACCTCCATTGGAATATTGCGGCAGGCTGCTCTCGGAGGATTTGAGATCCAGAAACTTGTTTGGCTGGTTGGTACCCTTATCAATCGCGGCACATCCGTATTCAGTAAACCAAACCGGCTTGTGTCCGGGCAACCATCCGCTCGGCTCATTGCTACGAACCCCGTCGATGCGGTCATAATGCAGGTTCCCCCACCAGTTGCGAATATCCTTATAGCGGTAGATCCACGCCTCGTCGTGCGCCCCGTCGGTGATGGGGGTGCGAATTTGGGCCTCCCGTTCTTCAGCGGAACCATAATACCAGTCGAACCCCTCACCACCCTCTATGTTGGATTGCAGGTAGCGCAGGTTATAAATGTCATCCCAGACCTGTGCGTCCGCGTGGTCCACACCATCACGCCAATCAGACAAAGGCATATAATTATCGATGCCGATGAAATCGATCTGCGGATCAGCCCAAAGAGGATCGAGGTGGAAGAGGCGATCCCCTGTGCCGTCCTGTGGCTGATAGCCAAAATACTCGCTCCAGTCCGCCGCGTAGCTGATTTTGGTCTCAGGCCCGACAAGTGCGCGCACTTGCGCCGCCAGCGCGATGAACGCCTGCACCGCAGGAAAGCTGTTTCGGGCACTCCGTATCTGCGTAAGCCCACGCATCTCAGAACCGATACAAAATGCATCAACACCGCCCGCCGCTTTGCACAAAGCGGCGTAGTGCAGGATAAAGCGCGACAGCGACCACTCCTGCGGGCCGGTGTAGGTGACAGTGCCGTTCGAGACACTGAAATCCGCTGCCTCAACTGTGCCGAAAAAAGCAGCGACTTCGTCAGCCGCTTCAGGCGTGGTGTCGGTCGAACCTTCCTGACCGGGCGCGCGATCTAGGGTAATGCGGCCTCTCCATGGCAGGGCCGGCTGACCTTGCGCACCCGAGTACGGGTCGGGAAGCGTATTGCCCTCGGTCTGGTCCATAAGGATGAAAGGATAGAACATTACCGCTTTACCAGCTTCGTTCATCGCCCTTATCGCTTCGATCACGGCGGTATCTGCTGGCGTACCGCCATAGATGGGACGGTCATCTGCGCCGCGCGCAATGACTCGCGCTAACCGCCGCGACACTCCCGCGACACGCCAAGGCATCTCCTCACCGTCAATCGCCGCGTCCTCGACCTTGGGTGCGACCTCGCATCTACCCGCGCGCAGATCGGACCCGAACCACGATACCACCAGCGAGGCGGCCTTCAACTCCGGCAGCTCTTCATTGAGCGCCTCTAATGAGGTCGTGAAATCCGTTTTCCCGGATGGTGAATTGATGTTGGCACTCCAACGTGCCTGACCACCACCGACATAACTCACTGGTGTGGTTGCCAGCGCGTATTCACCCGTACCAGGGATCAGCGCGACACCTTCCACACCGTAGGTGAGGGCGTGGGTCGCGCCCGCGGCCCCCCGCTGCTCGGGGCGGATCACTTCGAACGTGAACTGCGGGACACGATTCCCGAATTGTTGTAGCCCCAGCGCTTCCATAACGACATACGCGGTGCCACGATAGGCAGGAACCATCCCCGCCCCTTCAACCGCCTCCATGAGGGGATCAGGCTGCTGGTCCCTGCTACCGGTGTAAACTCTCATGTTCAGGTCATCGGAAGAAATTTCCTCACCGTCCGCCCAAATTCGCCCCACACGAATGATCTCTCCCTCGCACAGCGCGATCGCCATATTCACTGAGTAACTGTATTGGGTGGTCTGTGGTTGCGGCGCGCCACCTTTGCCGCCACCGGTCGTTGTGCTTACCTCTTCGAAATCCGAGGCCCAGATCACCTGCCCGCCAAGACGCAACCGCCCGTACAACTGGTTGACAGGATCACCCTCCCCCGCACCGGTCAGACGAAAACGGTCGACTCGCCCCGTCTCTACAGCTTGCCCGCCGCCACCCAGAATGCGTTGGTCCACCACACGGCCCAGCGTGGCCCCCACCGCGCGCCCCACCGCAACCGAAGACAGGCCCGCCAGCGTTCCCCCGATCGAGCCACCAACCGCCGCGCCCGCTGCTGAAAATATTATCGTCGCCATCAGAGTATCTCCTCGGGAAATTCAAAACACGCCACCACACGGCAACGCCACGGCGCCGACAGCGCGTTCTCGACCACACCGTGACGCGAATATGCATGGATAAAGCGGGCATCACTGCCTTCATGGGACATGATGCCAAGATGCTTGGCCACAGCCCCCTGACGCATCCTGAACAGCAGGACGTCACCGGCAACCGCCTGCGCCGGTTCCTTTGGGCGCAGATGTCTCAATGCTGCGTCCCACAAACGCTCTTCGCCCTGTGGCTCGGACCAGTCCATAGAATAGGCGGGTACGGCCTCCGGCTCCTGCCCGTAAACTTCCCGCCAGACACCGCGCACGAGACCCAGACAATCACAACCCGCTGCGCGAACCGCAGATTGATGCACATAAGGCGTCCCGATCCAGTCTCGCGCTGCAACGACGATGCGCGCCCCGCTCACCTGCGTGATCCCCCGCTGTTGACATTGCTGCTACTTGGCACACTCACCACCCAGTCTTCGCCGGGCAGATCCGGAAACCCCTGAAAATTGGCGAAGTTATTAAATTTTAGACGACAGGTCTCCACGCGCTTGTCGCACCCCGCCACCAATCGAATCTGCATTCCTGATTGAACGGAACCGCGAATAGGTTGCCACAGCTCGATCACCCGCGCCGTACCAATGATGCGGTCGCTTTTGATCCCCCCCCACAACCCAGTTGCAGGACCGTCCAACATCTCCAGGCGGCCGCGTGTAAACCAATCCGTATCGTACGACAGGAAATCCTCCCAAACGAAGCGCCGTGCATCAGTCACCGTCTGAACGGGCAAAGCCTGCGCATAGCCCTCCTGCGTCAGTTTGAACCGGCATGTCCGATCCCCCAGCACCGCCGAGCACGGCTTTTGATAGACGCGCCCCAACGGGCGGTTAAGTGCCTCCGTCAATCCGCGCAATTCTGCACGAAATCCGCCACCAGCCCGTGTCAACTCACCCAGATGTCCACGAAAATTCAACCAGTGCTGCGATGTATCGGCCCAATTGACCAACCATGCCTGTATCTGCGCTCCATCAAATCGCCCTTGCTCGATCTCGTCCTCGCGCAGGCTCACATCCGACAACGCGCCCAAGGCTTCGGTGTTGTCCACAGACAGCCCCGTTGACTGCGCCAACGCCAGCGCACTCAACCCCGCATCGGCACGAAATTCAAATCCCGCAAACCGCAGTGGCAAATCATGATCTGTGAAGGCAAAGACCACCCCGTCCTTGCGCGTGATCGCCCATGCATGACAAACTGTGGTCAGTCCGCCTTTAAGGTGCGCCTCCAGTCCCGCATTGAACTCCCCGCTCATACCCGAACCTCGCGCACCGGCACGTCTGGCACCTGCCCTGCGTTGAAGCTCGCGATATTTGTCAGCAGGCTGTCACTGTCAAACCGCACTGGCACATCGAATTCATAGCCCGCGAAAACCCGTGTATCGGGGTCAGGCGCGTGCTTGAACGTGATTACGCCAGTCGTCTCGTCAACCTCGTAATCGACCGTTTCAATCTTGTCGTCCTGCTCGACAGCCACCAGCACGCTGCCCTTCACCGGCTTGGTAATAGGCCGCTCATACACATGCCCCCCGGACCGGTAGGTCTTTGTGATCTGAAAACGGGCAGTGATGCCATCACCGAGTGCAATTTGCTGGTCCTGACGGTTGATCGCTACCGAAGGCTTGCCTGATTTATAGTCCGACCAGTCTTTCCAGCGAAATCCGTACATCTGCCCATAGCGCGCCTCGTAAAATGCTATAACCTCTTCGACATCATCGAGCGAGCGCAGTCCAAGCCCCGCATCATAGACACGCCGCGAATGGGCCCAAGGCGTGTTTCGCTCCTCGAAACCGTTAGCCAATGTCACTACGTCCACCCGTCGCTGCGGACCACCCAATGCACCAAAGCTCAGATCGCTCGGGAATTGTACTTCGTGAAAACTCATCGCTGCTCCCCCTCTTTTACCGATTTTTCTGGCCAGCGCTCAGCGCACGGCTCATCTGTGCTGCGATCTGGCCGCGCGAACGCTGGAAACCCGCAACATCAGGCGTGGTAATATTCATCACCACCGTTGCGGCACCACCGCCCCCACTGCCTGCGCGCACGCCCAACTTGCCATCCGGCCCGCGTGCCAACGGCATGATCGCCTCCGGTCCGGCCTCGCCCATAACGCCCATGCCGCCTCGCATGCCGAAATGGGTTGCCTGTGACACAACTCCGCCATCCGCAAACGGCATGACACGCCCCGCACTGAACGGCGCACCGTTGGCAAAAGGCAAAATCCCCTGCACCAAACTGCCAATTCCTTGGGTCAATAATCCGCCGAAATGATCCGTCACCGGCCTGATGGCAGCATTGTAGGCGCTGTTTGATAATGACTGCGCTACTGAACTCAACGCGTCCGACAGTTTCATGCCGTCGAATACCACACCATCAAAAGCCTTTCGCAAACCGCGGCTCAACCCTTTTTCCAAGGTCGCGACATCCTTACCTGTCGCTGCCAGCGATGTGCTCATCCGCCGTAGCTCGCTGTCGAACCCGGACACCAGCACACCCGTCTGCGCCAGCGTCTGGTTAAGCGTTTGAGCATCACTTGCCAGATCGTCGAAACTTTCATCTGTCATCATCTTGATCCTTTATCTTGTCCGGATAGGCGGCCATCAACGCCGCCAGACCTTCGCTCAACATCGGGCTAGTGCCTGCCTTTGCTCCCAGCATCACCTGCAATTCCGCAGGCGTTAGCGCCCAGAAAACATCCGGCGTAAGGCCCAGCCCGTGCAATCCCGCCCGCATAAGCGCGGGCCAGTCAAACCCGCTGGCAACGACCCACTTCATGCCTCCACCACAAACGCCCGCGCCAGTAACTCTGCCGCCGCTTGTGCCGCCCGCATCGGCCCGCCACCAATCTCGGCAGTTGCCAGCCTGTCAGGGTCCATTTGCACCCCGCCGCCCCGCAAGCCTGCGCACAGCAGGGCAAGGACATCTCGCGTGCTGAATGACGCCCCCTCGAACCTCTGCACCAGCGCCATCAGCGATGGCTCCGCGAGATCCTCCTCCAACTCGGCCAATGCCCCCAATGTCAGCCGCATTCTTTGGTGCTGGCCATCCACGACCAGCACCACTTCACCCCTCCAGCGGTTTTCCATTATTCTACAACCGCATCGACGTAAGGGATGAACTGCAACTCACCCGCCGAAGCCAACGACAACTCGTATGTCGCCTCTCCGTTGAGCTGGCCCGCATATTCAAGGGAGGTCACTTGAAAAGGCCCCTCAACAATCCCGAATTGCGGAATAACGACCTGAAAATTTGGCGTTAGACCGTCAAAGAGAAGCTGACGCGCACGCTCGTCAGTGGCGGCATCGCGAAAAACCCCTGAACCGCTGATCGCAGCCGAGCGCACGCCGGCCCCTGCCAGCAACTCGCGCCAACCGCCCTCGCTATCGAGGGCCGTTACATCGACAGCTTCTGCATTGAAGCTGATCCGCGTTGCGCGCAATCCCGCGATGGTTTCGTAATTCCCATCGGTGCTCATATCCACTTTGACCAAAAGATCCTTACCTGCTTGAACAGCCATTTTTATACTCCTGAAGTTTGCCTTACGGCGTTGAGAATTTGTCTCGTCCGTTCGGGACGCTGAAGGTCAGCGATCCGACACACGCGCCCGAAACCGCAGATCTATCTGGCGAGCACTGGCCGCATCGATCCGGCGGGCCGATGCGCGCTCAAAACGTAACGAGACCAGCGCGCCCCGCGCCAGTTCCAGCTTCGCATCATGCAACGCATCACTTACCGCCGCCGCCACTGCTTTCGCGCTCGCAAATCCGGGACTGGTCGTGATCACCGAAATGTTCAGAAAATGAACCGCCCCCGCGCCACTCCCGTCCGAGGCATCGCGCACTGTCTCCGAGCCCAAGCGCACATAGAGGTCAGGCACACCGCCAGCAGGGACCGCATCGTATATCGCCCCGCCCACCAAAGCTGTCAGCGCGACGTCCTCATTCAGCGCAGCGAATACCGCCGCCTGAAGCGCTCCTGAAACTGCATAGCTCATACCACCTGCTCCTCTTGCACAGCGCAGGCCAGATAGCGCCCGTCTGGGTCGTGCTCTGCCACCGCCTCAATGGTAAAAATCCGGTCGCCGTCGCGAAAGCGCTGCTGTGCGGCCGGACGCTTGGTGCTGCCCGAAGGCGCTCCGCGCACAATCACGCGAAAACCCATGCGGCTGACAGGCGCGCCGCTTTGCGCTGTCTCCCGCCCGCTGCGCGGCGTCACTTGCGCCCAGACAGTGCCCAGTGGCACCCAGCCCTGCACGTACCCACCGGACCCGTCGCTCAAGACATCGGGCGCCTCCAACACCAGCTGACGGTTGAGACGCGGCGCGCTCATGCCTTCGCTCCGCTCAAACCCAGCCGCATCACCCGAAACCGCTCTATCAATGATGACACACCGAATGGCATACATCCGGCTGCCAATGCCGTATCATGGCGGTACTCATAGTAATGTGCGGCCAGCATCAGCACCGCTTGCTGCATATCCGCCGGCACATCGTCCCACTCGGGGCCATATCCGGCCAGAAACCGTACGCGTAACTCGCCGCCACTCGCCAGCCTCGGCAGACATGCGCCCCGTGCCCGCAAGCGCGGCAAATGCCCGTCCCGCTCCAACCAAAATACGCTTTCATCCACCAGTGTTTGAACGCCACTTCCGGATACCAACTGCACATCGGCAATCACCGTTACGGGCGCCACTGTCAGCGGCAGGGCACAAGACTCTGCTAGCGTGTGTACCACAAGCGTGAATTCCCGCTCGATCAGCACTTTGCCGGTGCGCGCCTCGACTGCTGCCATTGCAGCACGCAGAAAACTGCCCAGCACCGCGTCCTGCAACGTGTCCTCGCCAAATCCTGTTCCCATCCGCAGATGCGCCTTGAACGCAGCAATCGGTAGCGCCGCATCCGGCACTGTTGTATCTTCGATCAACATCCCAAAGCCTTTCCAAACTCTCGTATAATTACCGCCCCGACAGGCCGCTCCAAAATTCCGGGCGCATACCCCACCTCCGCATTGCTCGGTCGGAGGGGAGCAGCTAGACAACACAAAGGGTCGCCAGGGCATGCGCCCGGACCGGAGCATTCACACGCTCCGGCTTCGGCCAAACCGCTTTAGGCTGAACCGAATTTCAGAAGTTTGATCGCGGCGAAATCGCTCACGTCGCCGCCCACGCGCTTGGTTGCGTAAAACAGGACGTGCGGCTTGGCGCTGAAGGGATCGCGCAGGATGCGCAGATCGGGACGCTCGGCAATGGTATAGCCTGCATGAAAATCGCCGAACGCCATGGCAAACGCATCCGCCGCCGCATCCGGCATATCTTCGGCGATCAGCACAGGATATCCCATCAAACGCGCCGGCTCGCCCGCTGCCAGACCGTCCGACCACAAGAAACGTCCATCCATGTCCTTGAGCTTGCGCACCAGACCAGCAGTCTTGGAATTCATCACAAAAGACGCATTGGCACGGTACTGCGCACCCAGCGCATAAACCATATCAACGATGGCATCCGGCGTGACATCCCCCGCAACGCCCGTCGGCACATACCCCAAATTTCCCCAGGCCCAGACATCATTGTCAACGGTGGCATGGGCAAGGAAACCCTTGGGCTTGTCGATACCGTCCCCGTTAATAAACGCACCGGCCTCGGCACGGGCAAACTTGTCAGCAATACGCCCTGCAAGCCAACCCTCGATGTCAAACGCACTGTCATCCAACAGTCGCTGTGACGCTTTTGGCAGCGCGCTCAATTCATGCAACTGCACCGTAATGCGGTCAATCTGCGGCGTGTCGCTCTCACCTACGGTCGCGCTCTCGGTGGCCCAACCCGCACCGACATCAGAATGATCGACCAGCACGTCATAAGACGTGGCCTCGACATTCACGACAGATGCAATTGCACGGATCGAAGCCGTGGTATTCAGCACAGATTTCACAATATCGGATGTCTGCGGGTCCACCAGATAGCCACCATCGGAGTTCACAGCCGAAGACAGCGCTTTGCCCTCCAGATGCAGGCCGCGCAGCCCGTCATCATCGCCAGAACGCACATAAGCATTGAACGCCTTTTTATGCGGCGCAACCGCCTCCGTAGCACCCGCCAGAGGAGTACGTGCAGCAGTCATTGTTTTACGGTCCAGCATGTTCATTCGCTCTTCTGTTTGTTGAATTTTTGTTTCAATTCCGGCCTGAAAGCCTTTCATCTGCGCGACAAAGCCGGTCACAGCCCGCCGCACATCATCCGCAGGGGAAAGCCCCGCCACGTCTGCCTTGGTATCGCTCATCTTGCGTTCCCCTTCTGGTTGCCAACGCAGGAGCAGATGTCAGCCGCAGCCGCATCAAAAACCCCTGCCATCTCGCGCAGGACGTCACCAACACGCACAAAACTGTCCGCCTTCGCTCCTACCCGCGCACTGGGAAGCATCGGGAATGTCACCAGCGACACCTCCCAAAGCTCCAGTTCCTGCAAGAGCCGCTGGCCCTTGGTATTCTTGGCGGCTTTCACCGTGCGGTAGCCGATCGACAGCCCATCAATTGCGCCCGCTTCAATCAGCGCGATTGCCTCGCGCCCCTTCTCGACAGACTGCAAAATGCGCCCCTTGACGAACAATCCACGCCCGTCCTCGCGCACCTCGTCCCATACGCCAATCGGCTGCGCCGGATCATGCTGCCACAGCATCTTAACCCCGCGGCCCGCCGCCTTCAGCGCCATCAGGCTCGCCCCATAGGCGCCGCGCTGGACCACGTCATTGCCCTGGTCGACCGCGTCGAAAAAGCTGGCATAGCCCTTGATCTCGACACCATCCTCAACCTTTGCGACCTCGTCGAACTGCACAAACTTGCGTTCGAGAGCGCCGCAAAAGCTGGACAAACCTCGCTCGGCCTCCGCACTGCGTGCGAAGTCATTTCTACTCATATCCATGGATAATCTCCCGTTGTTCCTAACTCAGCCCAGCGGTGCAACTTCCAGAAATGTCTGCACTACTTTCGCCAAAATCACTGCCGCGACCCCGTAAACCGCCAGCCACAGCCGCCGCTCCAAGCGCTCCATCATCATCTCGATCCGATCGAGCCGCATATTTAAATTTGCGAAATGGATGGCACTTACCTGCTCATGCGCCTGCAACCGCATTCCTGGCGCACATTGAAATCGCTCGACGGGTAGCTCACTCATCCGTCGCAGCCACCGGAAGGCCCAGCAATACCCGCTTCTCCGCCTCCGTCAGGAATTCCGCACCTGCAACACGCGCCCATTGCGCATCGCGTTCGGCACTCAATGCAGGCACCTGATCAAGATCCGGCTTGAGTTCGACAACCTCGCCGGTAAAGCCCGAGAGCCAGTGCGACAGAACAGCCGTCACACGGCTCGCAAGTGGCAGCACGGTAAGACGGTAAAACGCACGGTGCGCCTCTTGATAGTTTGCATAGGTCGCATCGCCCGCGATTCCGATCAGCATCGGCGGCACACCAAAGGCCAATGCAATCTCGCGTGCGGCCGATTCCTTTGTCTTCTGGAATTCCATATCCGACGGCGAGAAACCCATCGGCTTCCAGTCAAGGCCGCCCTCCAACAGCATGGGCCGCCCCGCATTACGTGCGCCCTGATGGTGGCTCTCCATTTCACTTACCAACCGCTCATATTGCTCGGTGCTCAATGATCCCTGTCCCTCGGCACCCTTATAGATGATCGCGCCCGAGGGACGCGCCGCATTATCCAACAGTGCCTTGCTCCAACGCGAAGCAGAATTGTGCACATCAATCGCCGTCGCCGCCGCCTGCATCGGGCTGAAACCGTAATGATCATCTTGCGGATGGAAATTGCGCACATGACAAATCGGGGTGCCCTGTGTCGCATCAAACCGATGCTTGCGCCCGCCCACCGCATATTCATATGCCACAGGCCAGCCATCCGCTCCGGGCACCACAGACATCCGGTCAGACCGCAGCACATGCAGCTCAATCGGCACACCCGCATCCGCGCCCACCGCCTCTACATACGCATTGCCAGACAACAGTAGCTGCGCATAAAGCGCCTCCAGCAGCTCCGCCCGCCCTTGTGCGCCATTCGGACGAGTGATCAGCCCCAGCACAGGATGCTTGTCAAACCGCTGCTCGGCATCCTGCAGCACCAAAGGCAGCGCCGCCGCTGCTTCCGCAATCAGCTTGACCGAGCGGAACCCGACCGGATTGCCAGCAAATCCAGTCCGCGTCAGCGATACCGTGTCGCGCGGGCTCCATGCGACACGCCCCCACGTCTGCACTCCCACAACACGCCCTGTCGCAGAGGCCTTGGCCTCCGCTACTTCAACCGTACCGCGCTTCAGAAAATCAAACACCCATGCTCTCCTCATCCCATGTCCCGTGACAGCACCGCTGCCCCATCGCTCTTGAAAACAAACTGCCACCAAAGGATTAAACCTGCCGGACCAGACCGCTCGCTTGCTGCGCAACACCCTCCACGCCAACAAAAAAGGGGCCAAAGGCCCCCTTTCTCGCATTATATCCCCAAGCTTTTACAGTATCCGCACGCCCGGCTGCCGCCATGTCGCGGCGGGCTCTATCATCAATTCGTGTAAGGCCCAGACAAGTGCATCAACTCGGTCGGGTGATCCGCTGCCCTCGTATCCGCGCCGCGTCATCCGGCACATCTGATCCTCAAGTTGATCGAGGCCTGCCACATGGCGCACGCGTCCCTGCTCATATAGCGCGGCCACCGGTTCGGCCCTCGCAACCTTGCCACGCGTCGCATGAACACCTTTATATGGGACTAGCGGGTCTACTTGCCGGATAACCTCCCGCACCATCTGCCCCCCTTGATTAACCTCAGCCACCAGCCGGTCAGCGCCAAAGCGCTGCATCGCCGCGATCGCGGCCTGCGCCCAACCGCTCGGCCCCATGCCCGTTACAGTGCAATCAGCCAGCACAAAAGCGCGCCAGTCCTGCGGCGACCCACTGCATTGTACGCCGGCTACAACAATTCCGCACTCATCCGCAGAGGCCCCGGACGTCGTCGCAGGGTCCACGGCCACGACAATTCGGTCCAGCTGAGGCACGTCAGTTGCACGGTTCGCCTCCAGCATGGCAGATGTCCACAGCGCCCCCTCCGCATCTGACAATAAAACACCGTCCAACTCCTGACGTCCAAGTCGTGTACCGCGGTACCGCGCCCGCACTTCCTCCAAAAATGATGCGGCAAGATGCGCACGGTTCGCCTCGGTCGCTGCATGCGTCACAACTGTAGATGGCGATTTTAGCAGTGTTTTCAACACATCCACATTGCGCGGCGTCGTCGTGACACAGACCTGCGGACGCTCGCCCAGCCGCAGCGCAAATTGCAGCATATCCCACGTGTCTTGCGCCTTTTTCCACTTGGCCAACTCGTCAACCCATGCCGCATCGAACTGCGGGCCCCGCAGCCCCTCGGGGTCATGTGCGGAATGAACTGTAGCTACAGCACCATTTGGCCATACCAGACGCTTTCGCGTAGCCTCCCAATCAGGCCGCCGATCCGCAGGTGAACAAGCCAGTATCCCGCTATCGCCGAAAATCATCACTTCGCGCACCTGCTCAATGGTCTCACCCACCAACGCCAGACGGGCGCATCGCCCCGCATCCAAAGGTCGGGAACCCTCCATCAAACTGCGCACCCACTCTGCACCCGCACGGGTCTTACCCGCGCCACGCCCCCCCATAATCACCCAAGACCGCCAATTGCCTTCGGGGGGCAATTGGTGTGGCATTGCCCAAAAATCAAAAAGGTAAGGGAGAGCGCGAAGCTCCCCCTCGTCGAGTTCATTCAGGAACCCCTCCTGGATCGATGGCGCAGCGGAGCTGATCAAGCTTGCACCCGATATCAACCCGCGCTTTGTCCATGTCGAGGGCATAGCCGCCCCGCGCAATTCCGGCTTTTCTGTTTCGGCAGTCATTCAAGATCAATCCCGCTTTTTGGCACCGCCCGACCGCATCCGTAAGTTGGACAAAAGTTTTGGCAGACGCCGTTGCATCGATTTCCTCTCCGGCTATGGCCCGTTTCTTCAGGCTCTCTAACGCTTCTCGTAACTCGGCAAGGGTGACCTGAACGGAAGCATACATCGCCTCCGCATGGGCCAACTCGTCAAGTTGTGGCACCGGTTGGGTTGTCAT